CTGCTCAACTATCTCGACTACAAATCTGGCCAGGTGCCCTTCAGGCAGCCAGTCTTGCACTGAAGGCGGGAATAAATACAGTGTTTCTCTATCTACTTCAATGAATTTATTTGTCATGAGCACATCCTGTATGTAACCACCTAGTTTTAGGTGATAATATACAGTGTAGGCCATGCAAAAACAAGACATAAACGTAAACTTTACGCACTATTTCAATTGGTTGCACGAATTAGCAGAGGGGCTGTCAGATTGTTTGCGTCAAGTCCGACAGACTCCTAGTGCAGCAGCAAGGTGCTTGATCATGCGTTGTCTCCGGCCTGAATGCAGGTGATTTGGGTTAACGCACCATTAATACCTCCTCGTGGTAAATTGTCAAGCTTGAGTCCCGGTAATGACGCCTGNGCTCTGGGGTTGAGACATTCCCAGCACATTTCTGTTCTCACTGGTGACCCCCCTTAGACGGTCCCTCCGCATAAAAAAAACCGGCCGCAGATAGCTGCAGACCGGTTCTTTTGACATGAATTTCAGGCGGAAAACTTAGCTTCAGGCACCAGCACCGTTCAACAGGTAGCGCCCTACCCAATTTTTGGAGAACTACAACAATACTATAACAACCCAGAATTGCATATAATTTTACGTTACGCATGGATACTATTGGATACTGTAAGATACAGGAATTCTCCATTTTGATGCAATTCTTGACATTACGGGGATCTTCCGGGGCGGCTGATTGTTTACGTGGCTAAAATAATTTGTACTGAGCGTGATTACCCCAGTACGGAATATTAGGTACTGTTTCTGCGGCGTAGATGTCGCAGTGAGAAGTGAAACCCTTGCGAGTGTTAATATGGATGGCGGGGTGCTGGCTGCCCCAGGTCGCATGCGGCCCCTTTGGCTCCAGGACGTCGTAAGTGGTGCTCCTGGATATGAAGTGCACCATCATCTGCTCAAAATGGGTAATGGCCTCGTCAAACCGCATGGTCATTTCATGAAGCGGTTTTTGCCCTGGACTACTTTGTTTCTGCCACCCCTCGGCGCAGATCCCTTCGTAATTCACGTTGTTCATTACCCCGGTGGCGAACTCAGGGAAGTCAAAATAACCCTCAGGGTACAGGACGTCGTGCTCCAGAAAGCTGACGTAATCGTACTGACCGCTGCCCCTCGCCAGGTACAGCGCCTGGAGTATCTGCACGTTTATGTTCAGGTGCGTCGAGTTGGTCGCCATGGCGATGACCTCGGGGAACGGGTTGTTGGGTATGGAGTGCCACGGGCAGGTGATGATGTCAGCCTTATCCTCCAGGAGCTTTATCCTTCCCAACACCGTTTCGAGCAAAGCAGGCTGGCCGTTGTTAGTATAAAATATTCCGAGCCTATTCTTGGTGGACGCAGGGACTCTTAATATTCCGTGCTCGCCTACCGTATGCGTCGCTGTCACACCGTCTACTTTGCAGGTGAGTGTCAATTCCTTCCGGACACCGGGGCAGGGATCGCCGCCAAGGTGTTCATTCCGGACCGGCAAAATCAAGATATTCCCACTGCATTTGGTCCTAACCAAGTTAGTTACGTCTACCCCTCCCCACTCTGCTTTCAAAATTTCCAGCGCCATCGATGCCTCCAGTGTCAGATAGGGTTTGATTTTATCGGCACCGAAGTGTTCTCTGAGGGGCGCTAAGTCCAGGCCCAGTTCCTGGAACCCGATAGTATAGTTACGCGTGCGGTCCTCAAAATCGCAAGGGTAAGGGATGTCGCCATTGCCAGTTTTAAAAAGGTGTACCCATGACAGGAAAGGGAGGCAGAGCACGTCTCTGCCGGCCTGCCGGAATTTTTCATGAATGTACCCTTCCTCTCCTCCGAACCCTCTGAATTCCGGATTGAACCCAAGCCAGGCATCTTTCCGACAGGCGAACAGCCCGAGACCATGCATTGGGATCGAATACGGTACCGCCTCAGGGTCTACCGTTGCCGCTCTCCATACGCCCCACATGCCGTTGCCCCATTGATCGCTGAGCGCATCTGCTTGGTTGGTGAGGTCGTCATAAGTAAGGGGACCCTGCAGTAGATCCAGGCATTTCGGGTTGGCAGCCGTCCATTCCTTTAGCCTGGCTACAGACTGAGGGACGAGGAGCACATGGGGATCGATGCATAAGACCCATTCCCCGGCAGCTTCGTGGAAAATGAGGTCCCGAGGGGCTGAGGTTCCCTGTTTTTCCGTGTAGCGTAGGTACCTGGCAACTCCTGGCGCAGCTCTCTCCACAAAACTCTTCAGTTGGTCGTCGCCAAAGTTATCAACTACCAAAATCTCGACGTCTGACAAATCCTGGTATATGCGCAAGGACTGGACGGTGAACCAAACCTCGGCCCGGTTATTGTAACTCGCCATTCCGATAGTTAGCCTAGGCATTTTACCCCCCGGCTGGTATTGATCTCGATAGGCCCGGAACTTCTTAGTTCTATAGCCACAACTCCACTAGATGTCATAATTTCAAGTGCCCCCCCAGCATGTACGGGGGCCTGGGTCGTAAATGCCCCCAGGCTGATTTCAACGTATGGCGGCGGAGCTGCTGTCGTAGTTGTTGGGAGAGCAGTTGTCGTTGGCTGAGCTGTGGTCGTCGTTGGGCGCACCGTCGTAGCCACGGGGATTGTGGTGGTAGTCGTCGTGGTCGTCGTTGTGGTCGTCGGGATCGCCGTAGTCGTGGTTGGCGCTCGGGTAGTCGTCGGGCTCGCAGTCGTTGTCGAAGCGGGAGACCCGGTAGTCGTGGCCTGGTTGCTGAAATTGCTAAAAAAGACCGATGAAACAGGCGCAACAGGTGCACCCATTGTTGTTGGAGCGGTGGTTGTAGCTGGAGCAATAGTCGTGGTTGCAGTAGTTGCTGTAGCAATGGTGAACGTAGTGGTATAGGTACCTACAGTTAAAGTAATTATGGTCTGCTGGTTAGTACCAGCAGGGGCATTACCGCTTAGTGCCAGAGTTTCCCCATTAGTGATTAAGCTTGGGCCAGAGGTCCAAGGGGCACCTGGGTACCCATCCTGCATATAGCTCCCACCAGTGATAGTCACCCAAACAGCCCGGCCTAATCCACTGATAGTGATCTGGTCAGAGTAGTAAGTGTTTCCTGGAATGGCGTTGGCCACACTGATAAAGGTAAATGGGTCCGGTACGGTATTAGGCGCAGCAGTTGTCGTGGCCGGAGCATGAGTGGTTGTTACTGGGGCAACCGTGGTGGTCGTTGGCCCACCGGTCGTCGTAGGCCCTGTTGTTGTCCCAGGGGTAGCGGTTGTTGTAGGCAAGGCCGTGGTGGTCGTTGTAGTAGTAACCGAAATGAGCGAACCGTCAGATGCGAGAAACGGGGTGATCGCTGACACGATGGCATTAGCTATAGCCTGCTTTATATCGGCGTTCATGTGGATGCCGTCCACAAAGTTGTCAACCAGCCAATTAGTATCCGGCGTCAGCGTCAGGGGGTGAAGCCGGGTTATTGCGTTGGCGTCAACCAGCGGGAGGTTATTAGCCGAGGCTATCGCTTTAGTCGCGTTCACAATAGCCGAGAGTTTTATGGGGTCACGGTACGCGCCTACCGCACCGGTGTCGCTAGTGCATGACGGGGGAGTCACCAGGACAATTAAAATTTTACCCCCTGCCTGGGCCGAACCGTTGTTAATAGCTTTAACGGCGTTAATCCACGCCTGCAATCGGGTTGAGTACCCGGTATCCGAGTAATCTGTCCCGGTCGCCCCCTCAATGAACGAGGAATTACCCTTGTAGGCAGAATAAACCGTGTTGGTGTTCGCCGCCCCCAGCGGCGCTGCGGTTCCCCAATATGGGTCATTCGTGCCGTACATCCAAATAGCTATCTGGGGGCTGTTTGCTGTTACCTCGTTACCCACAAAATTCAGCCCGTAGTCGGACGCCGTACCCGAAACCCCCTTGTTTACGGCGGAATATGTTGTTAACGGAAAATCGGAAGCTAATCCGTTAATAACCATCCCGGGCCAATCCCCGTGCGTGGAGTCTGCATAGTCGGTATTCGAGTCGCCTACCGCTACAATTTTAAGTAGCCCCATGTTCTGAACTCCCGTGCAGGACGTACCCAGCAAAACCAGGCACGACGCTAAAATTATGGACCTGATCAATTTGGTCATAGGGACCTAATTTTAAGGGCTGGTTACGATAAACTCACTGCCCAAGAACGTGCCCGCGCCTCCCGAAACCTCGGCGGCCTGCCACATTGCGCCAACATACCAGCTGTTCCCACCAGCTAGGGCTGTTACGGCGGACCATGCGAGTGCCCCGGTATCGACTATTATCGTCCCGCCAACAGTGGTTGCGTACGCCCTGCAAGTTGTCGGAGTAAGCTGAATGTAAAAGTAGTATACCGTATTGAGCGATACCGTATACGGTCCTATCGCTGTATACGGCCCACTGGTTTGTGCGTAAAAGGCCGCCGGGTTACCCGCAGCGAACAACAGGTCCAGAGCAAACGTGTCGCTTCTGGTTACGGCGGGGGCGTTCGGGGCGGTACCCTGCCTCAAGCATAGGGGGTACATGTGGTCTTGGTGCCCGCTTACGAGCCCCTGCGCTGTAAGTTTTCCTACAAACTTGTAGGTCCGGGAGGTCGAGGGATTCCACGGGGTGTTGTAGACGAACCCGTCTACCGTGTTGGGGTAGGATTCCGCAATGTGTATCCCTGTTGCGTCCTCGTAAGTAAAATGAAGCGCGGTAAAGTTGCTCGTGTCAAGCCCCCCAGCGCGGTTAAACAGGTAGTCGAGCAACGTCCCCGTTGGTGCTGCCGTAGTAGTTGTGGTCGTCGTTGGAGAAACTGTAGTCGTAGTTGTCGGAGCCGCAGTAGTGGTCGCACCAGACGGTGTGGTGAACGAAGCCCCCGTGTACGACCAGTTCCCCTGCCCGTAGGAAGAGTCAGTTGTCTGTGTGGAAACATAATACGTGGTAGTTGCGGCCAATGCCGCGCCAGGGTTGATCGGTACTCCTGCCGCATTTAGGGAAACACCCCTATTGGCCGCCTGGTAGAAGTTGGCCAGATCCTGCGCCGCGCTCAAAGTTATGGTCTGCCCCGCTGCAATCGCTGCCGCCTGTGCCGCACCGGGAGATGTTCCGGCTCCTACTCCGAGTGCTACCTGCGCCGCTGTCATCCAGACGATCTGCAGCTGAGTGATTACCGTAACCCCGTTTCCTGCCGTTTCACTGCCGTTTAACTGTGCCTGCATATCGAATCCCCTTTAGTGAGAGTTGCTGAAAATGGCCGACGAAATCGGCTGAACTGCTAAAAAACTGCTGAAAACGGCTGACGACACTGGCATAACTGGGGCATGGGTAGTCGTCGTAGTCGGAGCAACTGTCGTTGTCGTTGTTGGTGTTGCCGTAGTTGTGACCGGTGCTGAGGTGGTAGTTGTCGTCGTCGCGGGGCTATAGAAATTGCTGAAAATAGCACTCGAAACAGGAGCCACCGGACCAGCAGTGGTAGTCGGGATTGTTGTTGTGGTCGGCGCCGGCGTTGTTGTTGGTGTTGCCGTAGTTGTGACCGGTGCTGAGGTGGTAGTTGTCGTCGTCGCGGGGCTATAGAAATTGCTGAAAATAGCACTCGAAATAGGAGCCACCGGACCAGCAGTGGTGGTCGGGGTTGCTGTTGTGGTCGGCGCCGGCGTTGTTGTCGTCGGGGCAGCGGTAGTAGATGCCGGGGCTGCTGTCGTCGTTGTCGGGGATGCTGTGGTCGTAGCGGGTGCGGCCGTGGTCGTTACCGGCGCGCCTGTAGTAGTCGTCGGATTCCGGGTGGTAGTTGCCGGGGCAGTGGTGGTCGGAGCAACTGTGGTCGTCGGCGCAACTGTGGTCGTCGGCGCAGCGGTTGTCGTGACCGGCGGGGAATATCCCAAAAGATCCATTCTCACCACGATCATGTAGCCGGCGGTCCGTAGCGCGTCTGCTTCGATCTGGCTCCACGCTTCGACGATCCCAGTATTGCGCGCGCTAACCGCTACGTCCAGCATGCGCAGCGCCTGGGTCAGCAGGGCCAGGACATTAGCATCTCCTGCCGAGACCTCGGGTAAGCCCAGGGCCGGAGTGAAGTCTACCGTAACTGAATAGGAGGAATTTACCGCGTCTGCCTGAAGAAAATTTCCCACCAGGGAGAGTTGGGTATCCGAGTCTACTGAGCCAATGGTATACTGGAGGCCGGTTCCGGGGATGCTGAACATTGACCCTGGCGAGACGTTGGTCAAAAAACGGGTCCCCAGTCCTTGGACCTGGTTGCTCCCATTCACCACATTTACACTGCCTGTTTTATACTGAGCCATGCTGCCTCCAGCAGATTACAATTACCTCCAATGGGAGGATAGATTATTGAGCCGGCCAGGAGATGACGGGCAATTCAGTGAGGGCTTCTTCAGGAGTAGGCAGGCTACCCGGGTCTGCTCCTGCAGCGGCAAGCCTTTCATAGCAGAGGCTCCAGCAAGCGTCCCTCCAGGAGATGCCTGCCAATGCTTCAGCCTGGAATTTTGCATTGGTGGAGTTGGCATAGCTGGCCAGGCTGACCATGCTGTCGTAATTACGGCTGCGCGCGGTTGCGTCCAGAAGATTCTGGATAGCCCGCGTGACGGTACCGATCTGATCGGCTATGGTAAACGTAGGAACATCAGTGACTGGACCATCGGCGGCGATTCGAGTAGCGGAATCAGGGCAATTAAGGAAAAAGTCTTCACCGTCCTGGCACTGGCAGTCTATTTGACTGGGATGGCCAACGACTCTGATTCGAATTAGCCCGGTTTCTATATTATAAATAGCTGCTTTCATCGTAACGCCGCCGTTTTAGCCAAATATATGTTGTGAACATTCACGCTCGAATCCGTCACTGTTATCCAGACATAATAGGTATTTGTCCCCGCCGTTGCACTCTCATCCATTCCACAGCAGGCTAGCGATGTCCCATTGACATTATTGGCGACCGAAGTTCCCACTTTAGCTACTGCGATACCTGCGGCTGTCCTGACCTCTAAATCGACGTCATAATTTCCCCCTGAGTCCGATACGATCCTGGCGGAGCAGGTGATCATCACTCCCTGTTGCCCCGATATTGACGATGGCAAACTAACGGACGAGTAATGCACGCACAATGTTGAGCTTGCGGCTACTGCCACGGGACCGGCAGTTTTACCGACAACGGGGATAGTGACCGCCGCGCCTGCAATTCGGAGCGTATCAACCTGTGCTGTACCTATTTTCGCCGTTGTGATCTGTGCATCTCCGATTTTCGCCGCAGTGATCGCGGCATCCCCGATTTTAGCCGCAGTGATCGCGGCATCCCCAATGTTTGCAGTTCCGGCGGTAAATTCGGAAGCATTCACCTGGCCCGCGCTGATGGCACCCGAATAAATCCAGTTATGCCCGATCACGGTAGGTGTCGACTGGTCGAGAGTCATATCTGGCCCTGCAGGGCCCCGCAGATTAGTGCGAGATTCTACGGAAAGATTCGACCACTCGATTACCGCATCGGGCCCCATCTCGACGTTTCCGCCGACTACGAGTGTCCCGTCGATCATGAGGGAGCCGTCGATTCCGACCTGGGTTACCCCGCCAACAGTGCTCACCACGAAAGGGGCAATACTGGCCGTTGGATGACTGGGGTCCACGATGGCAAACCGGTCAGCGAGGATCTCAATGATGCCGGTCACGCCGTCATTAGCTATGCCTATGCCGGTGATGTGCCCGTTAACGTCGGTTTTTAGCATCATCTGCGCGTAAAGATTGGCCGAGACCGGCTTCCACTTTGTCGTGGCCGTCGCTACCCCCGCCACCACGGAAGGAGTCGTATCGTTGCCGTCCATCAGGCTCTGGAACATGTAAGGGATTGCCGGGGTGCCGGCCGTATAAATGACCACGCTCCCCGCGTTGTAAGTCCCAGTCAACCAGTTGGGAGCGACTGATGATGCTCGCACCTTCTGTTCCACCGACAGGGCGGCCGTATTGTCGCCCAGCGACGCCTGATTGGCGGCAACCTGGGTTACCAGCCCCGTGGCAGGGTCCTCGACTACCGTTGAAAGGTTTGTCAGCATGGTAACGAGACCTGTGGCGGGATCGGTCACCGACGACTGCAACCCGTCCAGTTTGGTGATAAGCCCGGTATCTGGGTCCTCTACCAGCGACTGCAGGGTGGTCACCTGAGCGATGAGTCCCGTCTCTGGGTCGGTCAGGGTGCTGTTGATTGCTCCGACTTCATCCGCCAGCGGGCCTATGCTCTCAACTACCGTGTTAAGGTCCGTATTCAGCTGCGAGCTGGTTATCTGTCCGGTCAGGGCCTGCAGCAGGTCCTCTATTTTCCCCATTACGGTGCACGTCATGAGTGGGGTATAGTTGAGACCGGTATCCCCGAAAACATCGTAAGCCGCCGCCTTAACCCCCCAGATGCCGGACGCCGCCGGAACCGTGATGCTGGTATTCGGACCCTTGTAGACTCGGTTATTGATGGCCGGGACGAAGTCGCCGTCGACCAGCTGCGCCGCGGGCACGGCAAAGACCTCGTAACCGCCGCCGGTCACCACGTCCACCTCGGTGGAGGGGTTGAATCTCAGATAAAATTCTTCCGTGCCTGCCGTTAACTGCATAAAGGCCTCAGGTAAGTACTGCCGGAGCAGGGTTGGATACGGTCAACCTCGCCGGATTGGCGGAAACGGTGCCCCAGATCGTGATCACCGCGACCGCCACCGTGAACTCCCGGACCGGGACTCCGCTGCCATCGAGGGCGTTCTTGTCGAAACTGTAGGTGTATTGCTCCGTGCTCGCCGTATCGCTGCGCCGCCGGCTGCCGTCCGCGTTGTAAACCGTGATGGCGTAGCCGGAAAGCCACCCGGCTGGGTAGGGAGTCCCCACGCCGTAGGAGTCGTCCCCAAGCTGGTCCGCCACTGCGCTCGGGGGAATCGGCTGTTTCCAGGTGAATCGGGCGTCCCGGTCTACGAATACCTGGTTGTTACCTTGGCCCAGCAGCTGGAGCCCCTTCACGTCCGGCGGGGTGTCGGTGCGGCCGATGATGACCTTGGAGGTCGACACCCAGGGCGAGGCGATACCAAATGGGTTGATGGAGCGCACCTGAGCCATACAGGTTCCGGAGGGCGGACCGACGATCTCGACCCGGTTGACGCCCGTCGTCTTTAGGTCGGTCCAAGTGGTGCCGCCGTCAAACGAGTAGTGCGCCTGGTAACCGGTTATGCAGGTCTGCGGCGAAATGTCCCAAGTGAGGTACAGATGGCGCTCCAGGGCGCCGGTGACACTCAGCTTGTCCTCAGTGGCGAGCATTACCCCGGTCGGCGAGATGATCGAGGCTGCCGGCAGCTGGCCGGAGATCGGGGGATCGTCGAACACGACGCCGTCTTCGACCCAGGCAAATTTGCCCGGATTGTAGGATAGGCCAATGACCTGGAAAACGCCGGGGGAGTCCTCGGTGACGTTCAGGCAGCGGAAAAGCTGCGCCTCGATGTAGTCGGGGGACTCCAACACCCAGGGTGTACCCGCGATCGGCGGCGTGGCGAGGGGGGAGGCCAGCATGACGCTCAACGTGCTACCGGGCTCGGCAACGATGGCGGAGGTGGTCAGGCCTGGCGGCGTGGTGGACATGTCGACCAGGGTCAGGTTGTAGGTTTTCCCATACTCAAAAACTACCGGTGCATCGAGGGTGACGGCGCTGGTCGTGGCTGAGGAGACCCGTCCGCCCCAGCGCACTCCGGAGCGGCCGACGTCGAGCACCTTGTAGACCTGGCCAGGGAGCACGAAGGTTCCCTCAAGACCAGTCTTATGGGTGCAGGTTTCCGTCTCGTTCAGCTCGGAGTAGATGGCCCATTTTCCGAAGCGGTGCGCCTGGCCCCGGCTAGTGCAGCCGAAGGTCTGAATGTTGGTCGGGTTATAGCCGTAGCGCCTGATCCCCTCCGGATCGTCAACATACTCCGTGGCAGGCTTATAATTGTCGGCCGGGTCGTTCCAGGTGACGATCGCGGCGTTGTGCCTCGCACGCTTGGCGGTCCCCGAGTAGGTGAAATCGCCATTGATCACGTTGGCGTTGGTGAACTCATGCGAGGGTGCAACCGGGGAATCCTGCGTAGCCGTAACCTGCCCGGCGGCCCAGTACACCATGCCGCGGAAAGCGGAGGTGAGCGACTGCAGCAGTGTGTAGGCCTGGCCCGCTGTCGAGATGTAGCAGTTCAGGGTAAAGCGCGGCTCCAGGATATCGGCACCGCTGGCATCCTTGTAGCCTGAGGGAACCATGCCGTCGCAGTACTGGCCGATGGTGTAGAGCGCCCATTTGTTGACGTTGCTGGCGGAGATGTACTTACCGAGACCATAGCGCGTGTTGGTCACCAGGTCGTAGTAGCACCAGGCTGGATTGCTGGTCCAGGCCGTGTAGAAGGTCCCATCCCATCCCTGTACGACTCCGGTATCCTGGCCAAGGGCGTTGCGGGTGTACTTACCCGCCGTCCAGGTGCCGTCCGAGTTTTTAGAGGAAGGGAAATAGTTGCTGGGGATCTTCACCAGCAGGAGGCGGCAGTGATAGGCCCGCGTCGGGATCGAGGAGAACTGGCGGGCCGATGCTACCACGCTGAAAACAGCGGAGTTCGGGTAGGCGAGCTTGGAGTCGACAATTTCGGTATAGGACTCCCACTGCAGAGTCTGCTGGATTTTGGGGTCGGTGCTGTCAGCCTGCATCTTCGCCACCCGGACCTGCCAGGGGCCAGTCCCGGGGAGGGGGTAGTCGAAGGTGGAAATCTCGAACTTAGTCGGATGCTGCCCCGAAAGGGAGGGGCCCAGGAGCGAGGTATAGTGGTCGCTAACCGCGGAATAGTTGCCATAAATGGCATAACCGGTGCTCGCAGGATGATTACCCCAGGCAGGGGTGACAACCAGAGCAAGATTAGTGAGATTGACGATTCGGATCTGTACGGAGGTTGCCTGGTAAAGTCCAACTGGGATCATAAGGTCCAGGATGAAATTAAGCCCGCCCACTCGCACCACGCTGGCAGCGCCAATCGTCTCGCGCTGGATCATCTGCAGCCCGCCATGGATTGAATCGGCCCATATTTCATAGACTAGGGTTTGGTCTGCGGCTATGAATGCCGCGTTGAAAGCGCACGACATAACGACCCGCAACTGTGTAAGCGGCTTGGCCGTCGTGGAAACCGTGGAGAGATCGACTTGCCATGCCGTAGGATAACCGCTGACGATCACCGGGGTCATCGGAATCGAAAGCAGGGTTGTCGCCAGGGTTGCTGTCAAATTGCTCAGCGGAGGGAAATCCGTGACAGTCGAATCCTTGACATCGATGGCATACGAGATGCTGGTCGTGTTGGTATTCCCGTTACCGTCTATGGAGTAAAGGGACGGCGCGGAAAGTCGCAGCCTGATGCGGTCAATGCCGGGGGAAACCTCCCGAACGATCGGCTGGTTGTAAAGCACCTCAACTCCGACGGCAGTCTCAGACTCCACCTGAGAGAAGCCGGGGATAGAGAGCTGGGAAGGCGTCCCGACATTGTCCGAGTTGACTGTTACTGCCGAGGCGACGCCATCCGTCTGAACAAAATTGTAGAGGTTGGAGAGCGGGTTTTTAAGTGGCGTATCGTTTATCAGCACGGAGCAATCTCCGTTGACCAGGCCGGCGATGGGCCCCTCGCAGATTAAGTCGAGTATCCGCGCAGTCCCGATGGACCTGATGAGTTCGGGTGAGGTCGTCGGGGAGTTGCCCGCGTCGGTTTTTCCTGATCCGGTAATCATGCGACGGCCTCGTTGGCTACTTTGATACCTGCGCTGATAACGACCGAGCCGACTACCAGTTCCCCGTAACCGATGGGTACCGGTACACCCTGCTTGGTGGTGTTGGTTGCGCCAGCGAAGACGAAGCTTCCGTCCTTAGCGGTCTGGCTCTCCGGAGACTTGGAAAGCAGTGTCGAGATGCCGGAAAACATCAGGGAGGCACCCAGCATCGCCACTGTGCCATAGGACATGCCGAGAAGCGCCGTCTGAGACATGGCGGCGCCGAACCCCATTTCGCCTCCATAAGCCATGCCCATCATGCCGCCCTCTGTCGCTCCGTAGGCGGCGAGGCCATACCCCATGGAGGCTATGGCTATTACAGCTCCCACGACTATTTTGGCGGTGGCGTTACCATTGGCGCTCGACCCGGCGAGGATCGGCACGATGTGGAAGGTCTCCCGCGCGCTGAACGGGAAGCCGAGAGAGTCGGGGCCCACCGCCGTATCTCCCAGGAGAATCTGGTAGGCGGTTCCCTGTTTTTCGGAATCCATCAGGTGCTGGCTGAAGCCGGGTCGGTTAGTATTTATGGCAAGCACCGCTTCGGCGGGGGTAAGCACGTCCAGCTCCCAGATTCCGCCATAAAGGGCCCCCAACTCTCCGTGGAGCATAACTGTTTTCCTGCTCATAAGAGACTCCGATGTCTGAGCTTCAGCGTGGTCATTTTGCGCAGGAAATCCCCATACACGTCATGGCAGGAGAGCCGCCCCGGGATATGGTGCAGCAACGTCCCGTTCTCTTGATAGACGCCGGCATGCACCGGGATTTCCACACCGAGCTGCAGCAGGAGTACGTCATGGGGTCGCAGATCCTCGACCGGAACGAAACCAAACTGGACGTAGCGCTCGACATAATAGTTTTTACCATTCACCCAGAAATCCTTTTCATAGGGTTCCCAGTCCGGCAGCTTGATGCCCAGCTTTTCCTGGTAGTAATCGTAGATCAAGGTCCAGCAGTCGTAGATTCCCCAGGCGAAAGAGCGGCCCAACAGCGGAGCCTTCCCGCCCGGCAAGCAGGAACCGAAAGTATCCTCCTCAATCGAGTAGATGTACCAGGGAAGCGCACTCCGGTCGCACCCGGCCCGGTCGATTACGGTGGGGACCGCGCTGCTGGTGACGTGGGAATGGTACAGTGCCAGGATCTCGCCGGCGGCTTTTGCCTCGAGGAAGCTTCGCGGTGAGATCGTAAAATTCCAAAGCGGTTCCCCATCCATGTTGGCGACGGGAAAGACCCTTTCGCGGCCATCTGTAGCGACGATGAACCCGCACGCCTCGTTGGGAGCATCCTGTCGGGCATGGGCCTTGATCGCCTCGATGGTGGATTGTTTCATCATGTTCATCAGTATCTCCCGGCGCCGGGGAAGCCACCGAATGGTAGCGGCGTGTTGGTGTCGATCTGGGGTATGATCATTGGTCCGCCCACGATACGATGCCCGCTGGAGTCAACACCCGAGGCCACGCCAGTGAGGGAGACTGAGGAAACGGAAAAACGCAAGCGGCAGTCGCTGAGTCTGCGTCCGCAACTGTCGTGCGCGTTGTCCGTCATGGCACCCAGCGCATCAAAACAGCCGATCCCGGTGTAGGGACAGTCGACGGGATTACCGCGACTATCGGCATAAAGAAAAGACCCGGAGGCGGCGTCCCATACCCGGTAACTGTACATGCAGGTGTCCCGGATGATGGTGCGCGCGGGGAGCATCACGCCCTCCAGATCGTAAATGCTGGAAAGCTCGTACTCGCAGTAAACCCGGTTCTCGGTGACGCGACGCTCGACATAATAAACGTCGAGGGGGAACTCTGCGGTCGGGTCGACCGTAGGGTTGACGCTGCCCGGGAAGTTCACCGCGTCGAGGTATTTGACCAGGGTGCGCCGGCGCGTGATGATCGCCCCGACCAGGTCGTCGTAATCGCGGTTAAGAAGCGTCATCAACCCGACCGCGCCGCCCACTGGGATGTTGGAAACCTGCAGGCGTGGCCGAGGAGCCGCGCCCTGGACCGTGATGCCGAAACCCGAAGCGGAGACCGGCTGCGGAGCGTAGGTGTGACCCTGCCAGATTACCGGGCTGAATAACTGGTTCGTCCCTGCGTGGAACCGCGTGACGCCGGCGGCCGGATCAACGGGCGTCAGGTCGATCTCGAGGAGTTCCACGATGGCGCCAGGTTCCAGGCTATGTATGTCCCGCGAGATGGTCATAAGGGTTTCTGATCCTGTTTCAGCGTTATACGCAGGTTAAGATAAAAGCATCCGGGTCCCGACCATAGGTTCTCGGACGGCAGGCGGCAAAAATTGCCATACTGGTAAGGGCAGCGTCGCCCGCAAGGGAGAACCACCCACTGCTTCATGGTACGGGAACCTTTTCGAACGTGGCGGTGATGTCACTCACGGCAGGGCCGGAAGTCGGCCGGTCCCAGGTCTCACAGATCACCCGCACCTCGGAGGAGCCGTAAAGCGGCACCCAGCTGAAGGATTGGTAGCCGCCCTTCGAGGCTAAAAACGCGATGATTGCTTCGGCGTCCGCATTCGGGCAATTGTTGATGACCACGCTCCATCCCGTGATCACGTTGTTGATGCCGTCCCCCAGGCGCTGGGCGTAGCCGTCACCGTACTGGGTTTTGATGGTGCGGGCCTTGTAGGACGGTTTAGTGCCCCACGATACGGGCCAGTCGAAATCAGCCACGGTAGAGTAACCCCCCGGGACGCAGCTGGTCGTTTAAGTGCTGAGAGATGACAGTCTTGATGCTGCGGCCCAGCTCGGCGGCATTCCCGCCGGCGCCTCCGGGTCCCTGCCCGCCGGAGATGGTCACCGGGGCATTCACCATGATGGTCCCGTTCGAGCCTTCCGTCTTGTTGGTGAACTTCTCGAAGAGCTTGTTCTGCTCTCGGGAAAGTACCCGCTCGTGAGTGAGGAGTACCGCCGGACGCTCGTCGGAATTAAGCCCCCCGAAGTGGAAGGAGGGGAGCACTAGGCCGCCGGTGTGGTAGCTCGGCACCAGCCCGCCGCTGTGCAGGATCATGCCGCCCTGGTGCGCGACAAGGGCAGAGCTCGCCACGGTCCCCAGGATGCTGCCGGTCAGTTTTTGAGCCATCACCTGCGCGAGCGCCTGCTCGATCGCGGTGATAAATTTCAGGAAATAGTCCTGGAAGGTTTTGAGCTTCCCCTGCATGGCGTCGAAGAAGAAGCTATCAAACCCCTGAGTCATAGCACCCGCGGTGGACTGAGCGAGAGTCGTCATCTGCTTGCCCGTGTCGCTGTAATCCAGATACATCTTCTGCAATCCCGCCTGGTAGGCCCCGAAGGGGGTCTTCTGCAGCTCCAATTGCTGCCGCTCGAATTCGGATAAATCGGCCAGGGCCGCTTTTTGCTCCTGAGTGGTCTTCGGGTCCGCCTGGATGCCGTCGAGCTTCAGCTTGTTGAGTTTCAGCTGCAGGTCGATCTGGTCCTGATAGTTGCCTTTGAGCCCTGCTAGGGATGCCTGGTTCCCTATAACGCCGATATCTCGGTTGCGGGCGATAGCGTCGGTGTCAAGACCGGCAATCTCCCGGAGACGAGCGATCTTCTGCACCAGGAGGTCGAGCACTTCCTGAAGCTGCGCCTTATCCTCCGGATTGGCAGCGGTTTCCTTCTGGTTGTAGGCTTTTTTGACCTGCTCGCTGTACTGGTTGTAGATCTCCTGGTAGGCCGTTGCTTTCTCATTACCGGGAGGCTGCAACTTCATATTCTCGAGAGTCAGTCCGTTGATCTCCTTTTGGAGATCGCGCACGTTCTTGGCGGAGCTCTGACCGTACTTCTGGGTGATCTGGTCGATCTTCGCCATGAAGGTCTCGTATTCCTGGCGGACCTTCTCCAGTTGGGCGCTGTCCTTGTTGAAGGCGGAGAGCAGGACATCGTCGTAAACGACTTTGCCACCCTGCTTTGTCTTTGACGCATTCAGCTTCTTCTCAGCTTCGGCGGTTGCTTTTGCAATGGCGAGGTAGCGTTCTCCTACTAGGTCGGCCTCGCTGTTCAGTCCGTCCTTTTCCATCGCGTATTTCTGATCCAGGAATGCCTGTTCGGAGATCAGCCCCTGACTGTGCCGATCTTCGAGCGCTCCGAGCTGCAGCGTGGTCGCCTCCTTGATCGCGGCCATGACCCGGTCGTCAAACGCCTTGGAGTAGGCGAGATATTGCTCGTGCGCCTTTTGCACTATCTGGTTGTAGTTATCGATGTCGTCCTGGGACGGGCCAGGGTTGTTAGTCTTTCCTTTGACTGGCTTGGGCGGCGCTGCCGGAGCAGCCGACTTGCCCAATTTGGCGAGTTCCTCATCCATGTACTGGTCTACGAAGGCATTTGCCGCGGCATGTTCGGCAACGAGTTTTTTTGTTTCATCGCCACCCGTGTAGCCATTCCCCTTAAGCCAATCGATGGCGCCCTTACCGACGGCCATCAGCTCGAGGAACCCAAACTTTGCCTCGTGCACGAGCTTCATGATGCCACCGGTAAAGGCGATGGACACCTTTTTGACGATGTCGAACTGATTGTAGAGCCAGGTACCCAACTCAAACCCCGCGTAGGCGGCCATCAGCACGCTGCCGGCGATACGCAGCTTGGTGAATCCGTCGACCGCCTGCCAGAGGAGCGGCATCGAGGAGGTAAAGGAAAGCATCAGAACGGAATTGGCGGCAGCGACGTTAACAGTCGACGCTGCAAATGCATCAGCAGCAAACGCGCAGGCCGCGTAGAGCTTCGGAATCCCAGTGAAAAGGAGAACGTAGGCACCTCCGACCCTTACGATAGCCCCGAGAGCATCGACGAGTGGGCCGAAATGGTCCGCCAAGGTCAAGGCGGCCTCTCCGAGTTTTACGGACAGATCGATCAACTTTGGCAACAGGTCATCCCCGAGCCGGATCTTCAACGACTCACCCACCAGTTCCAGTTCGTTAAGCGACTTCTTGTACATGGCGGACTTTGCCACGCCTTCCGGGCCTACGATCAGGTGCAGGCGCTCGGCCGTGGCCCGGGCCTCCTCGAAGAGCGCGGGGTTCAGCTTCATGAGTTGCTGGATTTCGCTCCACCCCTTCCCGAAGATCTGCATGGCGACCTCGTTGCGGTCGAGGCCTCCCTTGTAGGTTCCCAGAGCCATGACGGTATCCATCATGACCGAGAGGGTATCGCGCTGGTTGCCGTTGGAGTCTCGGGTCTTGACGCCCAGCTGGTCGAAGGCATCGGAGTTGGTATTGAGCGACTTCGCCATGCGCATTGCCGCGCTGATGGCGACGTCCTGGTCGATTCCTACCGAGTGCAGCGCCACCTTGAAGATGCTGGCGTCCTGAGCAGTAATGCCGAGCGTCTTGGAAAGCTTTCCCACCTCGAGATTCCAGCGGATAGTCTCGGATACCAAACTGCCGAAGACCGCTCCGCCGGCGGCGATCCCCAGCATGGCACTGAAAATACCGGTGAATTTGGCGACTGTGGAGGTTACGGCGGCAAACTTAGCCTCCATCTGCTCGGTAGCATTGCCCACCTGCTTGATGGCGGCGACGGCGCCGTCGGCACCGTCGACCATGATTCCCAGACTTATGGATTGTAGATCAGCCACGTATCACCTCTAGTTGGGACAGGTCCTGCAGACCGTCAAAAATCCGGGACCGAACTGCTTACGACATTCCTCGATTTTCTCACCCCGGCAATAGTCCCCGAGGTCCTGGTCCTTCTGCGGCTGCGACTGGTTGCCGTTGTAGGCCATGAGCCAGGCATCATCCATCTCCCGGAGCAGACGCGCCTCCCAGGGGGAAGGCCGGCGAGCGGTGACTCTGGACCAGGCGTCTATCTCGGGCCAGGAGATGGCAGCAGGGAAGATTGCTCCGCCCCCCAAGCCTGCCACCACCGTCACCCGGCGGGTTGCCGCCAGTTCCTGGAACCACTCGAGGAGGTGTTCCACGGCCGGATGCAGGTCGAAGCCCGCGTCCTTGTCGCCCCGGGCCAGATGCTCCGCGCTCAGGCAAAGCTCAACGGCTAGCTCGTCAAAAAAAGAGTCTGGTCACCAATTGCGTCGTCCACCTGGCGGCGCAACCAGGAAAAGCCGCGATGCGCGTAGATCGTGCGGACGTTCTCGGGCGTGCAGTCGAGGAATACCCCGGGGGTAAGCTCGACGGTCGGGACGGGCGCCGTGGCCGGGGCCGCCGGGTCGTAGCTCTCCCACGACTGGGTGCATCCCACCAGGACATTGAGCTGCTCGCCCTCGATCTGTTCGACAGTCAGGGTCGGCAACTGCCCGCGGTTCTTCTTGGCGGCCGCCAAACGCTTGTTGGTCTGCCTGTTGACGATCTCCTGGTAGGTATCGGAGTCCGTACCCAGGACGGTGATGCGGAGCCCGATCGGAAGTCCGGTCTTCGGGTTGAGGATTTCGACAGGAACGCCGAGGTCGGCGTTCTGCTGGGTATCAAGGGTGCTCAGAGACATGCGCTGCTCCTTTTGTGTACTTATCCGGGCCACCTGTTTTGGAGGCCGTGCATCATTGTGAAAAATCAGGTAAAGGTGAGTACTTCCTCGTCGTTGCCGGCATCCCGGGCAAGTACAAAATCGGTATCGGCGATGGCCAGCGCGTTGCGGTCGCCCTCGCTGATCTTGGAGGTGACAACCTTGGGGGCATCGATGATGAATCGGTTATACTGCGCGCTTCCGATCGGACCGACACTGAGTGCTAGGGGGGTTCCCGCCTTCCAGATGCCGTAGAAATCGTGCTCTGCGACTTTGGCGAACTCCGGGTCGAGTTTCCCGGTTGGCCGACGGGAGGTAATCAGGCAGGAGGAATAACCCTCTGCGAAAGCTGGATCGTCCCGCAGTGCCAGGGTATTTGCAGTGTCGATGGTGAAACTCTTGATGGTGGCCGCATACGACCCGAGAGCAACGGCTGCATTAAGGAATACTGGAGGCACTGTCTGCTCGAAATCGGGAGCGACCATGGCAAGGTCGACAACCTCGTTATAAACACCCTGGAAATCGAACTCGGCGTAACAGGGTTCACCTGAATTCCCCGTGTACTTGACGGTGCCGCGTGCCCCGCGGATTCTCTTGACGGTACCGTCCAGAAACATCCAGATAGTCAGCGACGGCACCCCGTCGGACGCGGGCTTATACATGACGGACTCGGATCCGGGAGTCGCAACGATGATCTCCTGCTTGCCGCAGGCGCGCAGGTATTTGCCTAGCGCCGGTTGGACAGTAAGAGAATAAGGCTCGCCAGCGCCCTTAATCTCCACTTTGAAGGAGATCTTGGCAGCCCTGGATCCGGGAACCGGCTGCAGCGGTGAAAGATCGGGGAGCAGCACGTTTTCCCGGTTATTCATCTTGATGTCCGGGTCGAACTTGGGGTCGAGTGCGAGGATACCTCCATCAGCAACGGTTAACTCCTCGGCTACCCCCTCAACGTCCTCGATCCTGGCTACTATGACTCTACGCCTGGTCAGTAATGACATGGACTACCTCCTCCTGCTGATTGCCGGTTGCTGCCGGCGTTTTTGGTTGATGATCAGAGCTGCCAGCGCAGTGTGCGATAATGGATGGTGACGGCTATGTGAGCGGCGCCGAGGAACTCGCCGCCGGCGATGATCTTTTTCATGTAAGCCGGATCTTCGGTCCGGATCACCTGCGGCAGACCCCAGGTTTCGTCCAGGGCAATACAGGCGTAAATATCGGCGATGAGCTTCCTCATCTTGGTGGATGTCACAGCGTCGGCCGCGTAGACAATCAGCACCAGCTTCAACTGGTGATCGTGGTGCGCCGGTCCCGCCTCGGCGGACTCTCCTGAGGCCGTCACCACGTTGATGGCAATAAACTCAGTCGAGTTGTATTGCGTTACCTTACCGTCATCTACCGTTTTGACCGTGGTCTGGTAGGTGTGGTCCCGGTCGGGAAGCGCGACGGTATCGCCCTCCTGGATGGTTTTCATTCGGGCCACTACCTGGTTGATGATAAGTTGCTCGATGATCGGGTCGCTCATTCTGAATCCTTGCTTTTACTGGTCCCGCTAAGGAGCGGTCTTTTTCACCGTGGCGTTGTAAAGGCCTACTGCAGTTCGGGAGCTCTCCAGCGCCGCGCGGTATAGCTCCAGGTTGAGGAGCGTGTCGCGGCGGCCCCGATCATCGAGGCAGTATTCCGACTGCGGGCTTCCCGGCGGGTAAAGGTCCACCTGGTGCAGGGCCGGGTGCGGCTCGATCGGCAAAAGCGCTCGAATACACGGCTTGCAGCACCCCACCGGGGATAAAGCGCAGAGGACGAGAATCAACAAAAACAGGCTTCGGTTCGCTTTCGATGCGCGATACATTGACTTGGCTCCTCACCTTGATCTGGCTGATCGCGTCGGCGATCTTGTTGGTCATCTCCTGCATGGCGGCCGCCGACTTCACCTGCTCCGTAAGGACCGCCTTATCCTGCTTCAGCTGATCGCGCTCGGCGAAGACCGACCGGATATAAAGCCCGGTACCGACCAGTAACAGGACGAGCAGTCCGAGGGCTATCTCGCGCCAGTACTTGAGGCAGACTGCGAGCGCGACCATCAGACCAGACCCTGGTACTTCGCCGCACGCTTGAAGATGACGCGCGGGTACTCGTTGACGGCCTCGTAGAGCGGGCGGCCATAGAGCAGCGCCGTCTCACCGTGCGAATAAGCCTGGTCGAGGCCGCCGTCCCAGCGTCCGGTGGGGGCGCCCGAGCGCCGGGCCTGTCTGAGCCTCGCGAGCCAACGGCCTTCGCCCGCGTTGTAGCAGACCAGGGTGCATTTCCACGCCTCGGAGTCGTTGTCGCAATAGGGGCGCACCTGGGCGAAGTTGCCGTGGTCCTGCAGGACCAGAAAGCTCATCTGGAAGGGGACGTTGTAGGGGTCCCGCTGCCAGTCCCAGGCGGCAAGCTGCTTGTTACGGACCGCGTCGCGGTAGATATTGAAGCGCTCACGACCGCTCTTATCGTAGGCGATGGTCATCTGCACCAGGCCCCGGCCGAGCTCCCGCGAGGTCTTAAGCGTAGCGTGCGTCTTCCAGGAACTTTCCTGCTCGATCTGCCCGGCCGGAAGGTGGCGCAGCTGCAGAGCGGGCCAGCTCCGGTCGATGGACTGGGAGAGCACCGGCAGATAGGGTCGGGCATTGTCAAGGGTTGCGGCGCCGGCACGCGGCACCGCCAGGAAGAGGATCGCCACCAGCAGGACCACTGCACCCAGGAATACCAGTGCGCAGGCTATCGGGTTCGAGTAGCGCTTTCCATCCTCTCCGGGTTCCCCCAGAATTGCCGTATCGATTGCCGTGTCGAGGTTCAGCGACGGGAAGATCCCCCACTGGTCGCGAGAGTCCAGGATGAAGTCGCAGAAAAGCAGAATAAGGCAGATTCCCGCGAGGTTGTCGATGATCAGGGCCGTCTGTGCGAAGGCCGGTCCGAGAGTCCTCGCGATCCAGGCCGCGCAGGGTCCGCATATGACGAGGGCCGCCACGACAAGCGCGAGCAGCATCCAGGTTCGTTTAAGCCAGTTCAACATGTTCGTTATCCTCCGTGGTGCGTGGTTGGTGATCGTGGTCGTCGCTGGTCGGGCATTCCTTTCGGGCGGCGCAGGCCAGCGCGTTGTTCGCGCAATCACACTCCTTGTCTGCTCGTCCGCTTTGCCAGCAGTATCCCGCCATGGCTATTCCTCTGTGCTAGTGCCGCAGCTTTTGTTCTTGCCTTTGCAAAAACCCTTGAGCTCTTTGATGTCCTCACCCTGTTTGCCGGTGATCCGGTACAGCGAGCGCTGTCCGCGCCAGATCTCCGCCAAGAGAGCAATCATCCCAAGGCCAATCGCCTTGAGGAGGGTCGACTGGTCGACCGCCACGATCATGCCCTCGGCGCCAATGGACTGGTCCAGGCTTAGGAGCAGGGCGGTGGCTGTGATGGCCAGGAAGAGGAAGAAGGATTTTCGGGCCAGCTCGACCGGGACCATCATACGACCTCCGCTAAAGTGAGAATCAGCCTGGTGAGTCCCAGGCCATCAGGCTCCAGGCCTATTACAGTGAAAGTGCCAACCGTTACCGTACCGGTGGCGGTTGCCTTGGAGACAGTGACGACAGTTTGGTGCACGATGCCGAGCCAGTACACGTCCGTGTCCAGCAGCGAACAGATGGGTGCAACGTTTTCCACCTGCCCCTCGTAAGCACCCGCCATCTTGAAGGCGGCATCGTAAAGAGCTTTTGCCGATAGGCCACTGACGGCGACGCTGTGGGGCGAGTCCATCAGCAAAATGGCGCTGTCGTCGGAGAAGTCCATCCTCTACCCCTTGGCGCTATCGAGTTCGGAGAGCCGTGCCGTGATCGCGTCGTGGAGCGCGACTTCCTCTGCCGGAATTTCACCCGCGAGAATGCTGAGACCGGATATGGTCTGCGCCGCGGCGATGAGCGCCACGGCGTCCGCCTCGCTGGTGGCAACGGCCATGGCTGCCTTGATACGGTCGGCTTCTTCCGTGCCGGCCTCCTCCTCGAGTTCCGCCATGCGCTTCTCATAGGCGGCTGCTATCTCGGGATCTTCGGAAAGGAGCTGCTCCAGGGAAAGCATGGAAGCCGCAGTAGCGATCTTCTGCAGCAGGTCCTGATGCGCCTGGGCGAGGGCTGCAGCATTAACTTCCGTTTCGTCCGCCGGCATCGGCCTAACCCTGCCCAGTTCTTCGCATTCCTGCCGGTACTGGTAGGGCGTGAGTTCTACGATATCGCCGACCTCCGCGTCTCCCAGGCCAGGGCCCAGGCAGAAACCCGCGACGACGACTGCTTTTATTTTTTGGTCCATGGTAAACCTCGTGAATTGAGGCCTCCGGGGCAAACTCACCCGGAGGCTTTGCGGTCAGGCGCTTAGGTCAAGGTGGCGCCGGTCGTTTTGGTGAAGGACTGCGCGCGGCGCGCGGCGATGTCGATCATCTGGAAGGAGGTGAGCTTCAGAAGCCCCTGACCTGCCAGCGTGTAAGGATCGACCAGGATTTCCAGGGCGCCCCACATGCCGATCATCAGGTCGTCCCAGTTACCGAACAGCATGCCGACTTCGGCGCCGGCGCCCAGGGTGGCGCTCACCTGATTAGATGCGATCGCGTCGTAACCGGCGACGATACCCTGGGTGTGTTTCCCCTGCCAGATGGGACGGCCGGAAGCGGTGGGGAAGTCCAGGGTCTGCATTAGCAGGCCCGCCATGAGCGGGTTGGTGACGAAACCGGTGGTCCCCATCAGTGCGTTGTAGGTGGCCACGGCGGTGACCATGTCGACCAGCTTGCCGTAGGTCGGCACCCCGCCCATGGCCTTCACGTTGACGCCGGAGAGGTTGTAGAGGCCGGTCGGCTGGTTGTTAGCCCCGGTGCCGTGCAGCGCCGCCAGGTCCCAGCCCAGCGCGTGGATCATGGCGAGGTCGTTCCTTACGATCCCTTCCACGTCAGGCGTCGACTCGATGATGAGCTGCCTGGAAAGCGCACCCTGCGCCTGGCAGGTTTTCGGGGTGAGCGGGACCGTCGAGAAGGTGACGTTGCTGCCGGCCACGTCGGAGCCGGGATTCTCGCCGTTCCACACCAGGGTGGATGCGCCGGTCTGTTTCGGGAAGGTGATGGGCCCCTTCAAGCCGGTGAGAACGCGTGCACCCATGCGGGTAGTGACCATCATGTTCCGGAGAATGTCGATGAACTCGCCGTATTCCTGGAAGACGGTTTCCTTACCGGTATTGGTCCCGGAGGTGGTGAGGGCCGTATTGAGGATGCGCAGCGCGTCGACGGTGTTACCGTTTCTCAGCATCATGGTGGCCTGAGCCAGGGCGTTACGGGAAGCAGGATCGCCGCCGGCGTTAACCCTCTGGGGGATCAGGATCCCGCCGCGGTTGACGTAGGTGTCGGGCACCTTACCGAGCAGTTCCTGGTGGATATCCCACTCGAATCCGGAGGGCTTGATATTCTTCTCGCGCATGTTGGCCATGGTGGCGATGGCGCGGGCGTAGGAGTACTTGGAGGCCTCCTTGCCCATGTCGACGATGGGGCCCGCCTCGGCGGCCGGGGTGTGGATGGCGCCGGAGTGCATGAGGTCGAGAATCTTTATGCCGACATCACCCGGGGTGAACCCGGCGCTGATGAATTCCTGTGCTTTACCCGGGCAACCGGAGTTGAGGCACATGCCTACGATTTCTGCTGCGTCCTTCTGAAAATCCCGTACCCCGGCAGCCGGGGCGACAGTCTGCTCTGCCATGACTATTACCTCCTGATTTTTTGCCCCTTGGGGCTTGGTGTTTTCGGCCGAGGCCGTGGTTTCTTTCTTGGTGGACGTTTTCATGCCCGGTTTCATGCCGTCGGTGCTGTCCTTGCCGGAGTTGATGCAGGTCTCGCAGCAGGGGCAGTCCGCGCACGCCATCTCAGGCGCGCACCCGGTGCAGTAACAGCACTGCTCTTCCGGGTTACCCAGGTCGTCCGGGTCATCCTCCTCTTCGGTGCCGATGGTGATCTCCAGCGAGATATCGTTTTTCGGCTGGACAGGCGTATCGACTACCAGGAAGCTGGGGGGCTTGCGATAGCCGAGAGCCTTGAGGTCGAACTTCTTGGCGCAGGCCGCCACCTTCAGCTCCTCGCCCAGTTCAGTGGCAAAGCCGAGGTCAACGGTCTCGGCAGCGCCGTAGTAGGTCTCGGCCTCCATAGCGGTGATCAGTTCCTCGTCGGAAAGGGTGGTCACCGTGCGATAAACGGAGACCAAGGAGTCGCGCACCGTATCCAGCAGGTCGGCGGTCTTCCGCAGGTCGTCCGCGTTCCCATCGCATGCTGTGGTCGGGAGGTGGATCATCAGGATGGCGCCCTGGCAGGTGACCCGGCGGTCTCCGGCGCAGAAGATCACGCTGGAGATGCTGGCGGCGTAGCCGTCGTTGTAGGTGGTGATGCGCGCCGTGTGGCGCTTCAGCGCGTTATAGATGGCGATGCCGTCGAACACACTTCCGCCCGGGCTCATGATGTGCACGTCGATGTTCTGAACGTTGAGGGCGGCTATCTCCTGGCAGAGATCCTTGGCGTCGATACCTTCATAGGTCCACCAATCCCAGCCGATCTGCTCGTAGATCCAGATCTCGGCCGTACCTGCGCCGCCCTGATTCTTGATCTTCCAGAACTTGTTCGCCTTGGGCTGTTCCGCGACCTGTACGTTTTTGGCCTTGGCCATGTCCTTACCCTCCTATCTGCATGGCCAGGAAGTTGCCGATCCCCATCAGGGAGATCTGCGACTGGCGCGCTTCGATGTCATTGATATGGTCTGCTTCGTCCCTGAGGATGGCGCGGGCGATCCCGGCGCTGATCTCGTCGCGCACTTCCACGCAAAGCGCGATGAGCGCGTTGTAGCCGCGAATGGCCGCGAGTTCGGTGCCGTGATCGAAAGCGAGCATCTCCTCCACGGTCCGTCCCGGCTGCACCTGATTCAATTGCCCGGTAACCGGTATTCCCTCCAGGAAGAGAATCTGGTCTAGCACCATGCCGTAATGCCGGCGCTCGTCGTCGCGGCGCTCCATGAGATAAGCGGCGAAGCCCATGAGCTGCCAGTTGATCGCCTGGGCGATGTTGGCGGTATACTGATTGTCGCCGGTCAGCTCTTCGACCAGCCTGGCGTTTAACGCGGTGATGACCCTCGGGTCCCCTTTCATCGAATCCCCCTATGCCGCATCGCGGTAAAGCTCCATGAGCTCCCTGACCCGCTCGGTATCGACGTCCTCGTCGTCCAGCAGAATGTCGAGCGCCAGGGCGCGGGCTTTTTTCCTGTTGGATGCCTTCGGCCCGAGTCCTTCCTGCTGGGCGGCACCGGTTTCTTCCTCGGCCTGCTTCATAACGTCCTTGGCCGATACCGCCGCGCCGGCGAGGGAAAGCCCGGCCGCCTTGATGATCTTCAGCTCTTCCTTCAGTTCCTCGCAGACCTCTTCGATATCGAGACCCTGCTCCGCGAGGAAGGAGGTGCGGCTGCCGAGCATGTTCTCGATGGCGATGACGGCGGCGTTCACGTCCTTCAGGGGATCGACCCACTTCCAACCGCGGGCGATCCACTTCACGCTCAAAAACTTCTTGGGGTCGCGGGAGTCGAGCACGACCGCGCTGGAAAGCAGAGCGCAGGGAAGCCATGCCTCGTACACTTTCTGGCGGAAATTAATGATCCACCACTGCTGCAGCACCATCCAGCGGTCGCGCTCCACGAGGAGGCCCGAGCGGATGGATGAGTAGTTGACGCCCTCCAGGTCATTGGCCAGCGCGTTGTAGGAGACGGTGAGGCCGGAGGCGAAGAAGCGCAGGCAGGCCTTGACAAATTCGCCGGTGCCAATCTGCGGGGAGGGCGGCGTCCAGTTGTGCGGCTTCAGGCCGGCGGGGAGCGCCAGGCCCGACCCGGGGTTCAGCTCCATGCTGAAATTCTTGGCGTTCTCGTCCGTCTGGCTGAGATCGGTATTCTCGAAAATCGGGAAGGCGCAGGCCGCGGTGCGGGAGGCGACGACCGAGGCCTCCATGAATCCGTCCAGGTGCTTGAGCGGCATCATCACGGAGTTCAACCAGGTGATGCCCCGGGTCTGGTTGGCGCGCTCCGGGATGAACAGGTGAATGATCTCCTCGGCGGGGATGCGGGTGCGCTGGTGCGGGACTCCGGAGTTGATATCCTGCGGGTAGGAGTTCCAGATCCAGACCGCAAGGGCGCGACCGTAGAGGTTTACCTCGATGCCTAAACGGATTTCGTTCTGAGTCTCGGAGCGCGGGCAATTGTAGGTGTGGTCGACCAGGTCGGGGTCGATCACCTGCAGGCCGAAGGCAAACTTGTTGAGGCTGCGGTCGGTCACCAGGCGCACGAAGACTTCGCCGTCCCGGGCGACGCTGCGGAGCAGAACTGATTCTCCGGTGATGCCGTCGGTCTTGCCATCCACGAAGGGGGACTTCCAGAACTCGTTCCACCCGGCCTCGATCTTCCCATTGATGGAGGTATTGAGCCCGCCGTCGTTATTGCGCACCTGCGCCTGCAGCTGCATCCCCTTGGGACCGACCACGTTCTGGCCGAGCAGTGCCAGGTACTGGCGCACGATGGGATTATTGAGCTCCAGGTCGCGGGCGTTGGCGCGCAACCGGAAGATATTGGTGCGGATCTGATAGTCGATGGTCGTGGGGGAAACGACCCAGTCCCAGAAGCTGCCGCCGGAAGCGCCCTTGAAGGCGCCGTCGTTACGGACCTTCCGGTAGCCGAACTTGCTCATGACCTTTCGAAACAGGTTCCCCACCTAGTACCCCCTGCCGAACGTGATGTTGACCGACGGCGCGAGTTTGCCGGGGTTCTCTTCGCGCCAGACCTTGAGTGCGTAGATGCCGCGTGCGTTGGCGAGTTCGACGGGGGACATGAACTTGAAGCGGCGGCGTGAGGTACCGAGGTCGACCTCGTACTCGAGATCGGCGCGGCCGGCGCGGCCAGAGATCGCGAGATCGATCAGGTCGAGGACTTTCTTGTTGGCAGAGCGGCCGTCGTAGGGCGTGGTAGCGGCGGAGATGTCGGCTGCAATGGCGAGCGCGCCAGTGTAGACCGTAAAGCGCTGGGAATCCTTGGTGACGGTGCCTTGCAGATAGTAGTTGCCAGGGACCGCTGGTGCGGCCTGGCTCACCAGGTGTCCGGCGTCGGAAGGCTGGGCAGTGATGTCGATCGAGACCGAGCCGCGTAATGCATACGTGAGGGACCAGCCGTCCGTCGACAAATAGTCGGGGAGCGACTTTTGCCAGATCAGCGTGTCATTCGCGGTTGCCTGGGTAGGCTCTTTGGTCGGGGTGTCAAGCATGGCGGGATGGTGACATAAAAAAAGGGGCCCTTCGAGGCCCCTTTGGCACCCTTTGGCACCCTATGTCACAAAAAGATTTTAATAATGCAGATTTTTCGTGCAGTTTTTACGATTTTTGAGGATGGGAAACGGTCAAGCGGAGGCGTTTTTTCGGAAAAGCAAAAACCGCTGACGCCTTGGCGGCTTTTGCTTTTTCATTATCCCGGCCACCCGGCCGAAATCATAGGTGAATTCTGTCGATCACCCTCGCGAGATATGCCGCCAGTCGGCGGTATAATCAGTAGTTAAACTGACTCCGTTCACCCATATTTCAGGGGAGGGATCTTCTGATCTTCCTTCGCGTCAAACCATCCCCGGTACCAGTCAGCATTATTCGGGTCATCC